GGAGGATATAGAACTTTCAGGAGCTTCCGTGGGGTATGCTCTGCAATCTGATGAATATGGTGTAGGTCCTGTATCGAAACCAGCATCTGCAATTGCAAAGTTTGCGTCTTCTATATCCGACTTCCCAATTATTGGTCCTTTTGCAAAAGCCACCAGCATTGGGGCGAGTGCCGTGTCGTCAATAGCTAGTTTATTTGGTTTTACCAATGTACCAGTCATAGACGATACTCGACCAGTGAGATCAGAAGCTTTTCCAAAATTCAGCTCCTCCGAAATAGGATTTCCAATAGAAAAACTCACTTTGGATCCAAAAAATGAATTGAGCGTAGATCCAAGAATTGTTGGTCTCGGGGGTAAAGATGAGATGTCTTTGGCATACATTGCTGGGAAGGAGTCTTATCTTACCACTGCTACATGGTCAACGGCTGATCTCATTGATCAGGTTCTATTCTATTCTAGAGTCAATCCTAGACTCTATGATAATGATGGGGCTACAAATAGTTTGCTGTACATGACACCTATGTGCTGTATCTCGCAACTACTCAATAATTGGCGCGGAGATATTATTTTTCGATTCAAAATAGTGTGTTCTAAATACCATAAAGGCAAACTTCGCATCAGCTTTGATCCAGCTGGCTACTCTGCTCAAAATATTGGTAATACTGTGACTACTAGCAATGTGGTGCACACAGCTATTGTTGATATTGGGCAGAGTGATCAGATTGAGTTTAGAGTACCGTATCAGCAAGCCCTACATTTTCTCAACGTTCGTACCGCTATTACTGCATCAGCTAAGGGATGGGCAACGAGAACAGCAGTTCCTGGTACGTACCCTTATGATAGACTTTATGATAATGGTTTCATCATGGTGAGAGTCATGAATGCCCTCACTGCTCCTGTTGCGTCTTCATCAGTTGATATACAAGTTTATGTAAGAGCAGCTGAGAATATTGAGTTCGCCAACCCTTGCGTAGTGGATCCCACTAATTTGATGAGTCTATACGCTCCACAAAGTGAGGAAATGAAGTTTGATGGAGAAGTAGATCATACTGTTTTGGGTACTGCGAAATCGGCGAGTGATAAGCAATACTTGGTCCACTATGGTGAGAATATTAGATCATTGAGACAGCTGTTGCGGAGGTATGAATTTGTCTGTAGAACATTTCACACTGGTAGTACCGGTTCTATTGTGAACTACGTCGACCTTCATAAGATGCCTCCTACCCCGGGCTATCTATCTGTCGCACCATGGGTTGCCACGTCAATTCTTGGTGGAGCGAACGCCAACTTCAACTTTACGAAAATGACCATGTTGTCTTTCATCTCTCCAGCCTTTTTGGCTTATAGAGGTAGCACGAATTGGTCTATCAATGCCATGGGTAATAATCTAAGCTACGCTGTCAAATCCGTAAGAGTGATAAAGGATAACGTATCCGATCACGATTTTGGTTTTCGACAAGTAGCAGCAGTTACGGCTACGGTAAGTAAAATTGCAGCATTTGCTGCGCAGAATATCCATCCAGGCACTTGTGGATCGGCTTTGACCAATCAATTTACAAATTCAGGACTTAATGTTCAGTGCCCAAATATGTCACCTTATAAGTTCCAGACTACTCGTCC